GGCCATTGGTCTAAAAAAAGAGGAACGGCCCCCGGGGCTGTAGTGGCAGCTTTCCGGAGGCCGTTCAGGGGGGACGGTACCACGACCCCGCAGTCGCGTTCATGGGCCACTACCCAACGAACATCCCCATAATACGAACCCCCGTCGAGACTCAAAACGACCCCCCGCAATTTTTCCCGCGGAATCGGTATCTTGGAAACAGGAACGGACGGACCCTTCCACGGAAAACCGCGCGGCCGACGCGGGCAAACAGAGTACCCCATGGCGGAAAAGAAGGTCGATCACGAGAAAGCGGCGCAAGCGTTGGTCGATGCCCATTTCACGACCGACAAGGCGGCTGCCGACAAGCACGGGGTCACGGCGCGCACGATTCGGAACTACCGGGCCCGGCTGAAAACGGACGAAGAATTTTCCGCTTGCTTCCTTTCGTTGCTCAAAGAGGTCCGGGACGGCCCCGAATGGGACTGGCTCACGGACGGGCTCCGGTCGGCCATAGCGGCGGCCATCGAGTGCTGCGCGACCCTCAGCCGCAGCGACCCCGAGAGCCTCATGGCGATCCAGCAGACGATTTCCACCCTGTCCGGGTATGAGCAGACCAAGCGCGTGATCGACGCAGAACTGGCCCAAGCCCTTGATTCGAGCACTCCAGGATATTCGACGTACCCGGTCGCAGGTCCGCAAGATTCTCCGGCCATACGCGCTATCGCGTAGCGTCGGCCCGTCGGAAGAGTCGGCCCGTATGAACCAGGTACCGTGGCGGGACTGGGTCATGGAGATGTTTCCGTACGCCGCGACCCAGCCCTTTGGCGATCATCACGCCGCGTTCTGGGACTGGGCATGGGCGATCACACCCGAGTCAACGCCCGACCCCTTCGTGGCCGCGTGGGCCCGTGGCGGCGCCAAGTCCTCGACCCTCGAACTAGTGGTTGCCGCGACGATCCTCCGGGACACCCGGCGGTACGGCCTGTACGTCGGAGAAACACAGGAACAGGCCGACGACCACGTCTCGACCATCGGCACGCTCCTCGAATCGTCGACGGTGGCCACGCGGTACCCGCACCACGCGGACCGGGCCGTTGGCAAGTATGGCAACTCCCGTGGGTGGCGACGGAACCGGCTCCAGACCCGGGGGGGCGCGATCGTCGATGCGATCGGACTTGACGCGGCGCGGCGCGGTGCGAAGATCGAGCACCAGCGGCCGGACTTCCTGGCGTTCGACGACATCGACGGGAAGCACGACACGCAGGCCACGACGAAGCGAAAGATCGCGACCATCACCACGTCGATCCTCCCGATGGGGTCCGGGAACGCGGCTGTCGCCTTCGTGCAGAACCTCATCATCCCCAACGGCGTGCAGAGCCAGTTGGTAACGGGGAAAGCGGACTTCCTCCACAAGCGCAAAATATCCGGGCCGATCCCGGCCATCGTCGGCTTGAAGACAGAGTCCGTGTTCGACGAAACGGCCGGCCGCCTGCGGGACATCATCACCGAAGGGCGTCAGACGTGGGACGGGCAGGACTTGAGGGTATGCCAGGACCTCATCGACCGCTTCGGGCTTTCGGCGTTCCTCCGGGAGTGCCAGCACATGGTGCAGTCCGTCGAGGGCACGCTCTGGACCACCGACACGCTGAACGAGTGCCGGACGCAGGACGTGCCGACCGACCGGTCCGGCGCGGCCGAGTACGTCAGGATAGTAATCGGGGTAGACCCGTCCGGCGGCTCGGCCGAGATAGGAATCATTGCGGCGGGCTTAGGCCGGAACGGCCACGTCTACGTTTTAGCAGACAGGACACAAGCCGGGCGCCTCGGCCCACACAACTGGGGCTATCAGACCGTCCGCCTGTACGACGAGATGCGGGCCGACTGCATCGCGGCCGAGTCGAACTTTGGCGGGGATATGGTTGAATCGACGATCCGGGTGCAATCCCGGACGGCAAACGTTAAATTGGTGTCCGCAGCACGGGGCAAGCAGGTTCGAGCCGAGCCCGTGGCTGCGCTGTACGGGGCCGGACTCGTACACCATGTGGGCAGCTTCCCGGAGCTCGAACAGGAGATGACGAGCTGGGTGCCCGGGCTGACGAAGGAGTCGCCCAACCGAATCGACGCGCTGGTCTGGGCCGTGACCGAATTGGCCCTGAAGCCCGTCGTGCATACAGGCGTGGTCGGCTCCATCAGACTCGGAAGGCGATGAAATTTTTCAAACGGTGGGCTCGCAAGTCGCAGACGTTCCGGCGGATCTATCAAGTGATCGCCGGCAACCCGTCCTGGTCGAAGTCCGACATCGTCGCCGCGGCGCAGGAAGGCTACGGCGGAAACCCGTACATGAGGGCGGCGCTCGATATCTTGGTCTACGGCATGGCCTCGGCCCCGCCTATCCTCTATCAGATCAAGGGCGGGTCGCAGATCGAGCGGGCGTACGAGAAATCATTCGGCGTCGATGCGGCGCTCCGAGGGATTTCGAGCCGGCCGCACTCCCGGCAAGCGATCGCCGAGCACGCGATCCGGGCGAAGTCGGCCGAGTACCGCCGGATGCCGAACGCGCGGCGCATGGCCGTCAAGTCGCTCGTCAAGGCCGGGGAACTGGAGGAGATCACGAGCCACCCGGCGCTCGATCTGCTTGCAAGGCCGAACGGCTACTACCAGACCACGTACGCAGATTTCGTCGTCGCGCACGGCCTGTCGATGCTTCTTGCGGGGGAGGCGTTCTACGAGCCGAAGGGCGACCGGGGCGGCGCGCCGTCCGAGATCTACATCATCCCCCCGCACGACCTCGTTCAGATCCGGGCGACGGACGGCAACCCGCTTCCGGGCTTCGAGCACCGGACGATCCGTGACCTGAAGTTCAAGTACAGCCCGGACCCGGCCGAGACAGAGATCTTCTTTGCGAAGACGTACGACCCCGTCAACCCACTCCGGGGCCTGAGTCCGCTAGAGGCCGCGCTCCGCTCGATCGATCTCAACAACGAGGCGCGGGCGTACAACGTCGGCTTCATGAAGAACGCGGGCGTGCCCCCGATGTTGATCACCGGGGAATTCTCCGAGGCCGAGGCGGAATCACTCCGGGAGGGCTACGCGCAGGAAGTCGGCGGCTCCCAGAATGCCGGGCGTATCATCACACTTTCAGGCCGCGACCTGAAAACGACCCAACTGTCGATCGACAACGCCAAAATGTTGTGGGCCGACACGATCGCGCTCTCGGCTAAGGAGATCGGGCTCACGTTCGGTGTGCCCGGCGAGATGCTCGGAGACGGCGCGGCTCGGACGTTTTCAAACTACGCCGAGGCCCGGCAGTCGGTGTACCTGGACCGCATCCTCCCGATGCTCGACGCCATGTACGCGGCGTGGAATTCGGGGTGGTTAACCCGCTTCGGGGAGGGCCTGTTTCTCGACTACGACTCGGACCAGATGCTGCCGATTCAAGAGGCCGTAGCCCGGCGGTACGACACGATGGGCAAAGCCACGTGGCTGTCGATCGACGAAAAGCGCGTCGCCACCGGATACGAGGAACTGCCGAACGACATGGGCAAGGTGGTTTTGGTGTCGGCCGGCTCGATTCCGCTGGAGCTCGTAGGGGACGACTCGATGCCGGTCAAGGAATTCTACGGCGATGGAACGGGCGTCGAAGACTACCTGTAGCGCCTACCCTCTCTCTCGGGCGACGGGCAGTAAGCCATGGCGAACAGCCGATCGCGACTCATCCGCCCCGGCACGAAGATCGTCCGGCGGTGGCTGCGGAAAGAAAACGCGGCGCTCATCCGCTCGATCGGAAACCCTTCGTCGATCCACGAAGCGGCGGCGCGGCTGAAGGGCAACGCGCAAGAATTCTACCGCTCGCGCCCGATGTTCGAAGACCTGTACGGGCTCGCGCTCCCCGTGGGTGCTCTCGAAACCGAGGCCCGGATCGCTAAGCAGAAGGCCGGCAAGCCCCGGGACCGGTGGATGGAATTCGTCCGGCAGTGGCTGCAAACGGACGGCGGGAAACTGATCAAAGCGGTGGATGGGTTCTCGGTCGAGATGGTCATCCGACTGGTATCCGCGATGCTCGACGTTGCAGCCGAGGAAGGATGGTCGGTGGACCGGATGGCAACCCGGATCATGTCCGACCTGAACACGGTCGCCGAGTACAGGGCACGCCGGATCGCCCGAACGGAGATCGGCAGGGCGTACGAAACCGGCTCTTTCGAAGCGGCACGGGAAACGGGGCTGACGCTCAAAAAGGTGTGGCTCACGGCGAACGACGGTCAGGGCGAACGCCACGCGACGGCGGACTATGAAGGGCTGAACGAACAGACGAGGGACATGGACGAGCCGTTTGACGTCGGGGGATACGCGGCGATGTACCCGATGGATATCGCGCTGCCGCCCGGCGAAAGTTGCAACTGTCGA